CCCGCCCCAGGAAGCTCCAGGGCGGGCGGTGGTATTATGCTAATATCTCAATTACAATCGGGTCATGTATGACGATCTCCCCAGCGTCCTCGCCGTAGTCCCACGCGTTGCCAGCAATGACGGCCACATAATCGCCATAATAGTAGCCGTGGCGCTGCGCCGCGTCGATGGAGTCCCAACGCATAGCAGACACGCCGGGCAGCTCCTCGCCGGTATCGTCTCCGTTGTCCCAGACGTGGGAGCGGTGGGCCATAGGGCCGGGAGCAAATGGAACGTCTTGGACGCGGACGCCCACGGCCTCATAGTCATATAACGCGCTGGCGGCTATATCCTCAACGCGCTGGATCATGTCGGGGGCTAGTCTCATGTATAACACCTCTTGTTGATTGTATCGCGCCCGCTCGGGGCAGTCAAGATTTTTTGGCAAGCTCCCATATCACCATAAGCGGGAGCAGCAGAATAAACAGGACAATCAAGCGGGGGTCACCTCCTCGGCGCTTTGTGGGAACAGCGGCGGATCATCAAGCGGGCAATCATATTGTACCTGATCGCACATGTGGCGCTCTGGGCATTGGCTGCAATCTATCCGGCTCCAATCGTCTGGGGTGTGCATGTTAAGCATTTTTATTTCCTCCATTCTTCGGCGGGCGGGTCAAGCCCGCGCCACGTTGTAAATTTTCCAGTTCTTGCTTGTGCTGATTGTGTCACTTCCAGGGAGTGCAAAATCTCCTATACTGGTTTCTACGCGATCGAGATATAGCAAGCTGTTATCGTTCGCGTATTCCTCGCCGATTCGGTAAATACGATGGACATACAGGATACTGCCGCCGAATTGATAAGCCGCGCCCTCCTCTGCGTTTTCCTTGCAAAGGACGGGCAAGTGTGTGCAATCATCATCAACGACAAAGTGGATGCCCTCAGTGTAGAGCGTTGTACCGTGGCCGGGGAGAAACGCAACCCGACGGCCTTTGCGCTGTGGATGCGTTCCCTGATAGTCCATATAAACGCCCTTATAATCGGCTCCGATTCGGTCAAAGTCCGCTTTGCTGATGTGCATCATTTCCATTCTGTTTTCCTCCTTGTCATGGAGGGCGGCCCGTGGTATAATGGGCGTGCCCTGGTTCTGTGGTAGGTTCTGGGGTTCTTTTGCCCTGGTCACTATTGCGAGTAGTGGCCGGGGCTTTTATTTGTCAATGATGTAGTACGGAGTTACTTTCCCGTCGGTTGCTTTGGCCGTATTCTTAGCGGCCTCCTCTGTGGCGTACCATCCAATGGTAACGCCGTCTTTTTGCACTGCGTATATATCGGGCTGCATTCTTTTTCCTCCCGGCCTGTGGCCTGTATTGTTTGGGTTCTGATGCCAGTATAATTCAACGTTTGTTATATGTCAAGATTAATTTTATAATTTTGTTATATTTTTTTCTACATTAAATGCACTAATTGTTGCAACAAATATTCTTTTTGTTCAATTTTGCTTTGCGGTACTTCTTAATATCATATATAAGGGGCATCGCTAACCGGACACCCCCGGGGGATAGGCCGGAGCCGTCGTCCCCCTACCTCAGCCACTCTACCACCGAAAATAACAAAAAGCCCTTGACAATTCAACAAACGTTGATTATAATGTAATTGTAAGATAAAATTCAACGGGGGTTATAATATGGGATGGAAAACACTTGGGCTAAAGGAAGCAATAAAAGAAATGTTGCATGACAGCGGGATGACGCAGAAGGGCGTGTGTGAAGCTGCTGGGTATAAGTCTGTTGGGAGTGTTGCACAGCCATTAGCGAGAGGTGACATTAAGATTTCGACATTGTTAAGATTGGCTGATGCAGCTGGATTTGACATTGTGCTTGTACAGAGGAGCAATTTAGAAGGGTATAGTCCAATTAAAATTAAGCCGAACGATAAAAAAGAAGAATCCTAAAAATCCGCGCAAAACAAAAAAGGAGATGATGCTCCTTGGAAGTAAGGAAGGATTTAACAGGGCAACGGTTTGGCCGATTGGTCGCTATCCGACCCGTCAGAAAGCGGGCGAATGATGACCGGCATACAATGTGGTTCTGCAAGTGCGATTGTGGTAGTGTAGCGGTTATTTCTACAAATAATTTAATACAGCAGACGGTTTCCTGCGGATGTGTGTCAAGAGGGCCAAAGATAGATGATACGGTTAGGGCGGTTTGTCCTGGATGTGGGGAAAAGTTTGATATTGAATTGAACGGACAAAAAACTCCACAATTCTGTCCCGATTGCTCAAGAATATATACAGGTAATAGCTGGAAGGTATGTCCTGTTTGCAGAAAACTATTCAAATCGTTTCCGAGCGCAAAAAAGACGACGTGTTCGGAAGAGTGCAGCAAAAAATGGGGGAATTATATAAGAACCGGGAGAAGGTTCAAGTGGAGTGAAAAATCAAAGAAAGCAGCGCGAGAAAGCGGGCTTTGGGACAATATGGACGAGGCTGCGGCGCGGGCGAGGGCACGGAAAGTTGGAGACCCCAGGTTTGAGCGGACAGAAGAAAACATAACATCAAAAATATGGGTTCTTGTAGATCCATCTGGGAATGAACATATAGTTCGGAATTTGAAGCTATGGGCAAGCGAAAATTATGAAAAGTTTGGGAAGGATGACTCTGAAAGGTCTATCAAACAAATAGCGCAAGGGTTTTATATGATTGCATTATCGTTAAGAGGGAAGAAAGCACCTCCAAGACTAACATACTTTGGTTGGACATTGAAGGATTTGCCAAGAGAGCTGGAGGATGATAAAGATGGACTGGATCAAATGCACTGATAGGATGCCACCAGACATGGAGCCGGTGATGGTGACAGCCTTTCATAGAGGATTTGTTGTAGACGCAGAACCCGGTGAAAAATTTGTGTCTCACGATGTAAGGTGGAATGAAAAATTGCAGGCGTGGGAAGTACAAGAGTGGAATATTTGCGAAATGGAATGGACGACATGGCATGATTTAGAGGTTACTAACTGGATGCCATACCCTGAACCGGCGGAGGATTGATGATATGCACAAACTGACGAACAAGCAGTACGAGGAATACATGAAGATGATCCGGGATAAGGAAGAAGGGCGACTGCTCACCCCTGATGGCTTACGGATGATATGTTCGGCAAACAAGTATGACCCGGAGAAGATAGGGCTTCACATGCTGGCGGTGTTGGCGAATTGGAATAAGGTGGATGTATAGGAGGTAAAATGAGAGAAGTTGCAGGGGAATATAATACCGCTAAGATTTTTACAGATGTTGTTGACGATGCTTCCATTGCACAGGTTAAGGAATTGTGCGATCAAGAGTTTTGCACTGGAAGTAGAATTAGACTGATGCCTGATATTCATGCTGGAGCTGGATGTACTGTTGGGACTACAATGACAATCAAGGATAAGGTTGTGCCAAACCTTGTCGGGGTTGACATTGGCTGCGGAATGGAAACCGCTAAAATCAAAGAATCCAATCTTGATATGGAACGGCTTGACAATGTTATTCGAGAGAATATACCGGCAGGGTTTGAAATAAGGTACAATGCACACAGGTATTTTGACCGAGTAGATTTATCGGCTTTGCGCTGTGCGGATAAAGTTGACTTAGAAAGAGCGAAAAAAAGCGTCGGGACATTGGGCGGCGGCAACCACTTCATCGAAGTTGACCGGGATGAACAAGGGCGACTCTACATCGTAGTTCATTCTGGCAGTAGGCACTTGGGATTGGAAGTTGCAAAGTATTATCAAGAGGCTGGATACAAAAAATTATCCGACAAAAACGATGGCCTTGAAAAACTAATAGAAGAATTAAAAGCTGCTGGTAGACAGAGCGAAATCCAACAGGAAATCAAAAGATACAAGTCTGAATATAAATGCGATATTCCTAAGACGCTTGCCTATGTTGACGGGGCTTTATTTGATGACTACATTCACGACATGAAAATAGTCCAAAGGTTTGCTGAAATTAACAGGCAGGCTATGATAGACGGGATCGTGTCTGGAATGGGAGTTCATGTTGAAGATCAGTTTACGACAATTCACAATTACATTGACACTGACAGCATGATACTTCGTAAGGGTGCTGTATCTGCCAAAAGCGGTGAGGTTTTGCTTATACCTATTAACATGAGGGACGGAAGCATTATCGGAATTGGCAAAGGAGATGAAGATTGGAATTGTTCCGCTCCGCATGGTGCTGGACGCTTAATGAGCCGGGCGAAGGCTAAAGAGAGGTTTACCGTTGCAGAATTTGAGAAGCAGATGAGCGGAATTTATACCACATCAGTCAATCAGGAAACGCTTGATGAATGCCCGATGGCTTACAAGAGTATGGAAGTAATCACGGAGAATATAGAGCCAACAGTTAAAATTTTGAAAATCATCAAGCCAGTATATAATTTTAAGGCTGGTGGAGATTAAATATTGCACCCCGCCACAGGGCGGGCGTATATAGTGCCAAGTGCCTCTCCAAATGGAGCGAACAGTGCCAAGTGCCTTTTATCTTACGGGATAGGAGGCACTTTTTTCATGTCGAAAATGTATCTGAATGAGAAGCAGGAAAAGGAACTTAACTATGTTGATAGGATGGGGCTTGCATATTGTAGGCTAAATAGCTGGGAGTGGGATGAGATTATAGGTCCGAAGCCAGATGGATTTGACGAGTTGCCTTGGTATGACAACAGAAAATTCAAAAAGTTTCGT